TACCCAGGGTGGCGTGGAGTCCGTGAAGTTGCACAGGTCTGGTTTGTGTGTGGATGCTGCGCGTACCGAGCGGAGTGTGCAGGGTGTGCCGGGTCCCGCCGGTGTACGCGGCCCGCAAGGCCCTGCAGGTGCTGACGGGCGTGACGGTGTTAATGGTTCGGCTGGGCGGGTTGGCCCTGTTGGTCCGCAGGGTTCCCCGGGTTTGAATGGTGTGAAAGGTCCTGACGGGTTGCCGGGTGCTAACGGTTCGGATGGCCATGATGGTGTTCCGGGCCGTGCAGGTGCGGACGGTGTGAACGGAGTTGACGGTGCGGATGGTCGGGATGGTTCGGCCGGTGGGCGCGGTGATGTGGGCCCTTCAGGTCCTGCCGGCCCGCAAGGTGAACAGGGTGAACGGGGTGAGCGCGGCCCCGCCGGTGCGAACGGATCCGATGGGAAAGATGGTAAGGATGGCCGTTCTGTGGTGTCTGTGTACTGTTCTGATGGTCGCCTGGTTGTGAAATATAGTGACGGCGTGGCTTCCACGATATCGGGTTCGGTGGCTTGTGAGAGTGTGAAACCGTCGCCTATAGTGACTATATCATCCCACAAATAGAAAGGAGTGGCTGTGATGGTAGTGTTTGGTGGTGGTGTGTGGTGAGGTTTATTCCAGCAGCGCATCACTCTGCCGGCTCGAATAGTCCGGTGAATAGGGTTGTGATTCATGCGACATGCCCGGATGTTGGGTTTCCGTCCGCCTCCCGTAAAGGGCGGGCGGTGTCTACGGCAAACTATTTTGCTTCCCCATCGTCGGGCGGTTCGGCGCATTATGTGTGTGATATTGGGGAGACGGTGCAGTGCCTGTCGGAGTCTACGATTGGTTGGCATGCCCCGCCGAATCCGCATAGTTTGGGTATAGAGATTTGCGCGGATGGGGGTTCGCACGCCTCATTCCGTGTTCCAGGGCATGCCTATACGCGGGAGCAGTGGCTGGATCCTAGGGTGTGGCCCGCGGTAGAGAAGGCCGCTGTCCTGTGCCGGCAGTTGTGTGACAAGCATGGTGTTCCGAAGAGGAAACTTTCGGTGGCTGATTTGAAGGCTGGCAGGCGGGGTGTTTGCGGGCACGTGGATGTTACGGATGCGTGGCATCAGTCGGATCATGACGATCCGGGGCCGTGGTTTCCGTGGGACAGGTTTATGGCCGTAGTCTGCGGCGGTAGTGGTAGTGAGGAGTTAACTGTGGCTGATGTGAAAGCTTTACATGATCAGATTAAACAATTGTCTGCCCAGCTTACTGGTTCGGTGAATAAGCTGCACCATGATGTTGGTGTGGTGCAGGTGCAGAATGGTGATTTGGGTAAACGTGTGGATGCCCTGTCGTGGGTGAAGAATCCGGTAACCGGGAAGCTGTGGCGCACCAAGGATGCCCTGTGGAGCATCTGGTATTACGTGTTGGAGTGTCGTAGCCGTATTGACAGACTTGAGTCTACTGTCAACGATTTAAAGAAGTGATGTGTTGTGGGTAAACAGTTTTGGTTGGGTTTGTTTGAGCGTGCCCTGAAAACTTTTATTCAAACGTTTGTTGCTGTGCTTGGGGTGACTGCGGGTGTGACTTATACTGCGGAGTCGTTTCGCGGTTTGCCGTGGGAGTCTGCCCTGATTACGGCCGGGGTTGCTGCGGTGCTGTCGATTGCTACCTCGTTTGGTAACCCGTCGTTTGTTGCCGGTAAACCGAAAACGACGCCTGTTGTGGATGCTGGGCTTGTTCCACCGGATGATCCTGGAATAGTGGAGTCTCACATGGTTGACGAAACGGATCCTGGCATGATAGAGCCTATCGACGATGCCGATGCTGGAGGCTATGTGCCGAGGCGTGCTGCTGAGTCGGAAGTTGGCACGGTAGAGTCTACTGTTGCATAAGTGAATATATGTGTGTGCCCCAGCGGTGCTGCCACGATCGTGTGGTGGTTGCTGCTGGGGCACTATTTTTGTGTCTACAGGGGTTTTACAGGTTGTCGTCTAGGGTGTCTTCGAGTGTCTGTTGTAGGAGTGCACACTCGGCGAGGGTGTCTTCAGCCTGGTCGACAATGTTTTGTTTTGCTATGCCTGGATAGTTGTCGCGGTGATTGTAGATGGCTTCCAGAATGTTGTCTGCCATGATTTGTAGTGTTAGGGCCTGGTTGGTGATGCATTCCAGCTCGTCTAGGGCGGCCTGGCTAGCCTCCGGTTGCCGGTTGTCCGGATGTTCTGCAAGGTTGCAGTCCCACAGGATTTCTTGGCATTCATCCCTGGTGTCTGCGTCCACATCGATGTCGTCTAGGCTGACACCGTTGGCGTTGAGGCTGATGTTGTCGAGGTTGATGGGAACCAGATATTCGCTGCTGATGTTGCAGGTGATGTTTGCGAGTTCTGTCATGTTTCGTGGCTGCTGCTGTATGATGCGGCGGGCCGCGGTTTTGAGGGCTGTGACTGTTCGGTGTCTGTTACTGGGCATCGTTTCTATTCTTCTTCCCCGGTGTAGCTGGTGGTGTTGGTGTACTGGGTGAGTGTGATCAGGCACTGGTCGGCCCACTGTTTCACCGTCTGCCGTGTCACACCCAATCGTTGGGCTGCCACCGAATAGGTTTGATCATACCCGTAGACTTCCCTGAATGCGGCAAGCCGTGCTAGCCGTTTCCGCTGTTTGGATGGTTCACATGTGAGGGTGTAGTCGTCGATGGCCAGTTGTAGATCGATCATGGCTACAATGTTGTTGCCGTGGTGTTGTGGCGCGGTTGGTGGGGGTGGCATGCCCGGTTCGACACTCGGTTTCCATGGGCCGCCGTTCCAGATCCATTGGGCGGCTTGGATGATGTCGGCTGTGGTGTAGGTTTGGTTCACTGGTCATCCCCGGAATAGGTTGTCGAGGTTGTCTGGGTTGCTGGTGTTGGTGGTGTCGAATCGTCCCACACAGTGGCAGTAGTCGTACATGAGTTTGATGATGTGTTGGTGGTCGCCGAGGTAGGTGTTTCCGCTGATGCTGTAGGTGGCTGTGCCGTCTTTTGCGATGGTGTATTTGGCGGTGATTGTTTCGGGTGTTTCGGTGTTGGTGATGATTGCTGTGGTGGTGGTGCCTACGGTTTGTAGCCTGGTGGTTTGGGTTCCGTCGTCGAGGATGGTAGTAACCATGAGGGTTGTCCTTTAGATGCTGGTTTGGTTGTCGGCTAGATGAATAATATCGGATAAAGGTTTCGGCTGGTCTAGGTGTTGTATGGTTTTGTTGGCTAGCCGTTTGGCTACCCTGTAACACATTTTGGTATAGTGTTTGTTGTCTAGGTTGTGGTATTGTTCCCGCACCGCAATATATAGTAGGGAGTCTTGGTACAGGTCGTCTGCACTGATTGCGGGGTAGTGTCCGGCTGTTTTGGTGCATGCCCGGTTGAGTGTGCGGAGATGATGGTTTGTGGCCCATCCCCACGATGCTGTGGTGGCCAGGTCGGCTTTTGTTGGTCGTCTGCTCATGGCACTATTTCATCTCGCTATCTGATAGTTGTTTGGTGTTTTGTTGTTTATAGTGTAGCACACTAGTCCGGGGTTGCCGGTGGTGCCTGTGCGGTGCCGGTACCAGACGGATTCTCCTTCCATGGATGGGCATTGGATGAAGGTGCGTTGTCCTTGCTCAGAGATTTCTAGGTGGTGCCGGTGCCCGGCCATGAGTATATGGGATGTGGTGCCGTTGTGGAATTCTTGGCCGCGCCACCATTCGTAGTGTTGGTTGTTGCGCCATTGGTGTCCGTGGGCGTGTAGGATTTGTGTGCCGGCCACCCCAACGGTGGTGGTCATTTCGTCCCGCTCAGGGAAGTGGAAGTGGATGTTGGGATACTGGTTGGTGAGCTGGTAGGCTTCTGCGATGGCGCGGCAGCAGTCCACGTCGAAGGAGTCATCGTAGGTGGTGACTCCTTTGCCGAAGCGTACTGCTTCACCGTGGTTGCCGGGGATGGAGGTTACGGTGACGTTGGCGCAGTGGTCGAATATGTGGACGAGTTGCATCATGGCCATGCGGGTGAGCCTGATTTGTTCCGTCAAGGGTGTTTGTGTGCGCCACGCATTAGAGCCGCCTTGTGACACGTATCCTTCGATCATGTCGCCGAGGAATGCGATGTGGAC